TTTTTGTGTTGTTTTTTTTTTTTTTTGGTTATCATAAATTTTTTTTTTTTTTTTTTTTTTTTTTTTTTTTTATTTTTTTTTTTTTTTTTTTTTTTTTTCTAAGTCCACACTGCCCAGAGAGGGCCAGCACCCCACCACACGGCACACACACACTGGTTGGGTAGAGGGTATGCTACCGCCATATGGGTAGGAATTGTGTTAATACATAGGCTACGGCTCACACTCTAGCACTCAACCGATCCGCTTTGTGCATATTTTACACAGAGCGCATACGGTGCGTAGTACGCATATGTATACTCTGGAGTGTGAAACAAGAAAGGGGAGCTAGGCGCCGCGTTGGCCGCCTAATTCCCCAATTGTGTCTTTTGGTCTACTATTCACATCCTTGTAGTTCCCACTCTTCACGGGAAATCAGAATCTTACTATCCTGCATGCAGTTGTTAATCTCTATGTAATGTAAAGGCATTACTTTGAATTCATAGCCCGTATTAGCTATTTCAAGATAAATACTTTTCATGTTTCACTCCTCCATTTAATTTGTATGCTATCGAGTACACAATAGCAGGATTGCTCCAAACGCTAGAACCAACGCTAGTATCTCTTCAATATCTCGCATCTCTCCCTCCTTTCTGCCAGTCGCTAGATCCCTTTAATCTACCCTGATACACTGGGTTAACTTCGTTATGCGTTTTGCTTGGCCTGCAACTTCGCGATCAAATCCGCGAGGTCAGCCGCTGTCATCTCTTTCTTCAATACAGCCGCTACTGGATCAGGTGCCGTGCGCGTCCGCTCCCGTGCGTAAAACTCCGCCATCTTCGTGGCCTTGCCTTCATCCTGCTTTACACCAGCTCCTAGACCACGCCACACCTGATTCTGCAAGCTCACGACATCATTAGCCGCTGCACTATCAATCAGGTCTTCAATCTTCACTCCGGCATAGTCCAAGAAGTGCGGCATGTCCTTGCAGAACTCCACCCTGTCCACGCCCTTGCCCTGTGACACTGTCACAAGCACCTTAACCTCACCCTCAATTACCACTCCATTCTCAATCACAAACATCTCACTGATTTCACGTTTTGCCATGATACACCTCCAAGTGTATTCTCCTGGGATGCGTGCATCAGGGCAGATTAAAAGGGTCTAACGCTGATTGTCAAAGAACATGGTTGTCAGATAGCGTCGTCACTTCCATCACGCCGATGGTATGTCCGCTCGATTTCAATACAATTATACCACAACGACGAGGCCGGGCGGGTCAAGGGGGATTCGTGCGCGCGGGCCTTTGCTGTTGGTAGGCATAGAATGCGTACAATTTTAGGACTAATTGTGCTATTACGACGAGCGTTACGCCTAACACACTGCTGGGGCTCATTGTAACCGTGGCGTTCTACGCGACGTGATCCGCTTTGTACGGAAATCGCACAGAGCGTTTCCACGTGGGCTAGAACGCGCGTGTTACCAGACAGTGAACTATGCCAGATGACGTACTATCGCAGCCGCTATAATTGTGCGCAGAGTGAGGTCAAAATGTGTATTGACAAGGCCCTCCGGAAAATGTAAGGTGGGCTTATACACTAACAACCAATGCAACCTAGTGGGAGGCTCATATGAAGGTTTTACTTACTCTCTTGATTCTGGTTCCAGCTATTGCTCTTGCTGCTGCGGATATGCCTAAGAACGCGGTTCCGTTCTTTACGCCTAACGGAACTCTAACTGTGGCGCTAACAGTTAACTCCACTACAGTTGACTACAGCTCACGCCGCCTCGTCAGCATTACTAGTCCAGTAGCATGTATCATACGGCACCTTCCGACCAGTTCTAAGGGTTCATACAAAGCTGTTCCGATCGCAGCAGGTGTTCCTCTTGTCCGAGGGATCAACATCGCTAGCCCATTCGTTAATGTCTCTGGCTGTACTGGTGGCGTTAAGGAGATTATGTAATACGCTTCGTACATAAATCGAACAAAGCGGATCTTGTGTTGGCTTACACGGCGCGCACCAGATTATTTTTGTTCCCCACGCCTTTGTTTGCCACGGAGTGGGGTTCTACCTCTGAGGGGCCGGTGCCACGGAGTGGCCAGGCCCCGAAGAACGGTTTTCCTTTACTAAACTCGGAGGGATTATATGTTAAAGTTTTTGATTACACTCTTACTATTGTCGTGTTCTTCTGTATATGCAGCAGATGGAGTGTTCACAAACTTGCGCGCAACTAACGCTAGATTTACGAACATCTCTACGCAAAATGGAAAGTTTCATGGGACTAGTACTGGGACGTTTAGTGGAACTATAGAGGGGAATGTAACAGGTGAGGTAACAGGAACTCTAACAGGAAATGTAATAGGAAATGTAACAGGAAATGTAACAGGAAATCTAATAGGCAGTACTGTGGGGACTTGTTATGTGCCTGAGACTTTTAGTACCCTATCTTCCGCTCAGGCATCCCCTAGCTGCGCTAGTAAAACTATCGTGGTCACTTCACCAATAGATTGCGGTAATCTAACCATATCCGCCGATAGATCTGTTGAGATAAAGAAGGGCGGCAAAATCAGGTATAGCGGGAATCTGGTGATAAACGGCCCGTTCCATGCCGGTCTTTTTAATTGTCTGGAAAAGGTGGGGAGCGGCACAATTACATTTGGGGGATTTTCGCTGAAGGAGGTGCCCCCTGAATGGTGGAATGCCTCTGGTGACGGGACCGCAGATGATACTGCTGCAATCCAGTCCGCAATATATTCCGGTGCGCGCAGCATTGTTTTTTACGGATCTATGTACGATACAACCGGCGTTGTCATACCGGCTGACTCACCTGTCGGAGAATTGCGCGGTGTCGGTCGGCCAACCATCAAGCGCCATGGACAGGGGGTAGTCGCCACCGGTCTAAACCTGACTATGATCGCCGTCTACAAGGCAAAACTAAAAATACACGGCTTCACTATCGACGGTCAGGGGCAATCCTTTGCGGTACCGGCACCATCCAGCACAGTGCCGCCAGACCGAACTTGGTATGCAGACATAGCGGCACTGACTGCCGTTGGCTCTGGCGACGTAACTTTATCGACTGATAATATGCTGATCATTGAAGACGTGTATTTCAAGGACGCTCCCGGCTCCAGCGTAGCCGGTTCTCAGTCCCAATCAGTTATGGTTTCAAAATGTAAGTTCGATGGCTGGAACGATCATGCCATCTATTATTCAGGCTCTACCGCTCAATCAATGGACAACCTTATCTCTACCTGTATTTTTAGACAGACCAGATATAACGGGGGGTTTGCTGTAAAGATCCGCAACAGGATGTCGCGGTGGGTCGTTTCTACCAACACGTTCAACCTCGGATCAAATGGGGCCATCGCTGTTGACCAAGGCAATGCCGCTGGTTCTCATTACATCCCAACAGGGGTATCCATTACTGGAAACACTGCTGATTGTGGTATATTTCTCACGATGAACTGTAACTTTACAGTGGAAAATCCAACAGATTTTAATTCTGTGGTAATGACTGCAAACACAGTGAGGTCTGTCTCCAATCCATTTTATTTTGCTGAGACTGTAAACGATGCATGGGCTGCTCATATCCAGATAAACGGCAATACTTTCATTAATAAATCAGGGGGCTGGAAAACTTTATTCACTCTTCGCTACATAAATACTACTTATGATAATTCAATAGAGTTTCAAGACAACAGGTGCCATGACTACGGATTGATGGAAATAGGCTCAAACTGGCCTAAATCCATGAGAGTTATAAACAATAAATTTAATGGAGTTTATTCTGGGGTTTTTATTTACCCTATTGGCACGGACGATATCACTCCCAAATACTTTGAGTACCGTGGTAACCGTTTTACCTGTGATACATATACTGGCAGCGGTACGTTTAGGGTAGCCTGTGGCGGAGAAAGTACGGTAATCATAGAGGACAACTACAATAAGAACATTAATTCTATATGTGAATTATCTACTACTCCTACTCTGGTGTCAGTAAAAAACAACAAGCTCATAGATTCCACTGGAATCACTTTTTCTTCTGCATTTTTTGCGCTTACCCCTAGGGAAACAGTAGGCCAAATGTTCTTAGAACGTAATAAAAGCATCAGCACCGTAGGAGCAAGTGCTGTCCCCCGCTTGATGAGTGAAACTGTTAATACTCCAAAGCACTCTGTTTTAGAATCCTATAATATATATACTGTTGAAAACTATTTCAATGATGTGACCTACGGATTCTATGCGAGTGGAACTGCCGTTACAGGCTATGCCGGAGCTAATAAGATATATGGTATCAATAATTATGGTATAGGCTCTTCGGAAAGCGTAGCATATCCTCCCGGCAGTAAGGCTGCAATTTTGCCTGTTATGCCCCTGTGATCTTACCTACAATACTTATCTAATGTGAGGGAGTCTTATGACTGTCGACTGGAATTTAGTTATAACTTTAGTGCTTAATCTTGGGGCTATTGCTGCAATAGGTAAATGGGTTGTAGCTGGAGTCGCTAAGAGTAATGAAAATATTCCAGTTATGTTACAGATTCTTAAGACACATACAGATGGTATAAAGGAGTTGTTCGATTCTAGAAATCAACATGCTCTAGACATACAGGAAATAAGAGTAGGTATTGACTACTGTGGTGCTTGTAATGAGCATCGACATAGGCGGTCGACAGATAGCTTAAACCAACGTAAAGGATAAGGAGAGTTGTTATGGGACGTTCTCAGACTTTTCAAAGAGAATACCAAATACAGCAGATGTCACAAGTGCATCATGAGATAGTTAGACTACTTCTCCTGGGGAATGACCACAAGAGTATAGCTGAAACACTCGGTATTACTCCTGCTTGTGTTAGCTATACAGCAAACAGCAGGATTGTGATGGATAAGCTGGCTCTTTTGAGGATGCAACGAGATGCTTCGAGTGTAGATGTAGCTGCGGCGATTCGAGATTGCGCTCAGAAGTGCGTGGAAGTCCTGGATAACATTATGTCAGATGAGGCAACCAATCCTGGTGTACGTGTTGCAGCAGCAAAAGACCTCCTTGATCGTGCAGGCTATGCGGCACCCAAGGTTATCAAGACCGAAAGCGTAGTTGCTCACCTGACAGCCGCCGATGTAGAGGATATTAAGCGCCGAGCTATTGGTTATGGCCTAGAATCTGGGGTAATCGTAGATGCAATCCCAGCTTGAGGTAAGAAATAGTGAGGAAATTCGTGATATACTTGCGCATTGCTATAAAAACGATGCGGCGTTTGGTAAAACTATGTTTCCCGAACGATTCAATCTTCCGTTTTCTAGCATCCACAAGACAGTTTTTGATGCTATCGAGAGCGGTAGACAGAAGATTGTTATAGCGGCGCCTCGAGGGTTTGGAAAGACGACGATTTCCAATCTTTTGTACCCTGCGAAGAAGATACTCTTCCGAGATAAGCGCTTCATAGTACCGATTTCGAACACTGCGACGCAAGCAACTATGCAGTCGGAGAACTTGAAGAACGAACTGGTTACAAATCCGATAGTTAAGAGCTTCTTTGGGGATATTCGGAGTGATGAAACTTTCTCTAAGGAAATGTGGGTAGCTTTCGGAGGCACAAAGAGTGACGAAACTGGAACTGTTGTGATGCCTCGAGGGGCTGGGCAGCAGATTCGTGGTTTCAACTGGAGGGGCTTTCGTCCTGACCTTATCATCGGAGATGATATCGAGAACCCCGATGATGTAAAGAATCCAGAGCTTCGGAAGAAGACGAAAGAGTGGTTCTTTGCGGATGTAATGAACTCGGTTGATCGTAGTAAGAATTGGCAGATCGTAGTTGTTGGGACCGTACTACACGAGGATGGGCTGCTTGAAAATCTACTCAACGATCCGGATTGGTATAGTGTCCGGCTTGAAATATGTGATGATAATTATCATAGTAATTGGCCAGACCTGCTCAGTGACGATGCTGTTCGAGCATTAGCGAATAGTTATCGTCAGCAGGGGTTGTTGGATGTCTTCTACAGGGAGTATAGGAATATTCCAATTGCTACTGAAGACGCCACTTTTAGAAAAGAGTACTTCAAGTATTACAAAGAGGTTGACGATGAGTTCTTGAAACTTCGTGGAGCTCTTGAAACTGTCATCTTGGTTGACCCTGCGAAGACTGTAAAGCTCCATAGTTGTGAATCAGGCATAGTGGTGGTTGGCCTAGATCGAAGAGCAGGTAAGGTGTATGTGCGTAAGGTCGTTGCTGAGAAACTTTATCCAGATCAACTGTATGATCGCATACTTGAACTTGCAGCTCAGTTTAGAGCGATTGCGATTGGCTTGGAAGTTACGAGTCTTAATGAGTTTATCACGTATCCTTTCAAGAATGAGATGGTTAAGAAGGGGAAGATATATCCACTTATTGAACTTAAGGCTGTTGGGAAGAAGGAAGAGCGTATAGCTAGTATGGTTCCGTTCTATCGTAACGGTCATGTGTACCACAATGAAGAGGACGCTGGTATACTTGAAGGTCAGCTCCTGTCGTTTCCCAGATGTACCCGCTTCGATGCTATTGATGCTCTTGCTTACTTTGTAAAACTCTTTGATATTGGCAATCGCTTCTTTGATTGTGAGAGTCCAGACGAAGATGAATATGCCGAGCTTGCAGCAATGGATGCTGATAATCGTTTACCAGAACTTGCTGAATGGCGCTTTGTATAATTTTTGCACGGAGCGGATCAAATGGCTGAGCAATTATTTTATATAGGAACAGTCGGGCCATTTTTTATAGCTGATACTGATCCTTTATACGAAAATCCTGGCCAGGTAGTTACTAAAAAAGATATAGTAAATTTCAGTAATACTGTTACTTCTGAGCTTGGGGAACCTCATGCGTCTACAGCTGGAGTTAGTAATACAGCATCTCGAGGTGATCATACTCATGGAACTCCTGCTGGTTTAGATTTTTTAAGTCATTGTAGTGTTTCAGTTGACGGGTTACCTCTTTGGGACGGGCTTCCTTGGCCTGGGGGTACTCCTTCTTCTGACGCGTTAACTTATGATGATAATACAGAAATTACTTACGACGATGGTGGAAATGTTACTGGAGGTTAAATATGAAGAAGTTTAGCTTTAGTTTATTTTTAATCTTATACTGTTCAATAGTAGCTATTGCGGCTACTATTTCTAATACGCCCTTAGTACCTTCGCCACTACAGGCCACGGATAGGCTACCTTTAGGTAGGCCTGGTTCGGGGACTGCTTATACGGCTAGTATTGGACAAATAGATGATTATATTCAATCTCAGTTTTCTTCTGCTTTAAATACTTTTGGAGAAATTCCAAGTGCTTATATAGAAACTTCTACTTCTACTGGAACCACTTCAGCTACTCTTGAAGATGTTCCTGATATGAGTGTTAATATTACTCTTACTGAAGGAGCTCATATAGCCGTATTTGCGTCTTTTCAAATTAGTACTATTTCTGGGGCAGCGGCTTCTACTCTTGCGGTAGCTTTTAATATTGATGGAAGTGATCATGCTGAAACTCAACGTTATCTTAGTGGGACTTCTGATACCGGTATAGGATCTATTATACATCGAACTACTATACCTTTAACTGCGGGAGTGCATACTATTAAACTTCGATATCGTAGAGTGTCAGGTACGGCTACTCCAGGTATTAATAGGGCTGATATGATAGTAGTAAGTTTGCAAGGACAAGGAGGTTCTGGGGGCGCAGTGGGCATCCCCGCCCAGGACTGCGGCGCCGGCAAAGCATTCCAGTCTTACTCCGGCGGGGTGTTTGGCTGCTATAGTGTTGCTTCCGCCACTCAGGACATATCAGGCAAACTCGATACCGAAGTATTTAACGCCTATACAAGCTCCCGTACTTCAAGCATCCAATCGTTCAGCGGCTCATCTGCTCCTGACCAGACCTTAGCCAACGGCACCAATATCAACGTGTCCTCTAACGTCGAAACTGGTGTGCATACCATCGGAATCATCGGGCAGATTGCTGATGAGAACATTGCTTCGGCGGCGGCGTGGAATGCTAAACAAGCGGCTTTAACTGGGGTTGGTAGCTTTGAACTTGGTAGTGGGTTAAGCGGGGACCGATCAAGCCTTATAGACTTCCACTCTGACGACACCAACACTGATTACAGCATGAGGTTATATCGAGCTGCTGGGGTGAACGGCAACGCATATTTAAATGTGTTGGGAACTGGGACAACACTTCTCTACAACAACGGGGTTAACTCATTTCAAACCAATCAGTATGGACCTCGTTATAACCTGACAAAATCTTCTTATTCTGCCGTGGAAACCGAATCTGATGGTTTATGGGGGAAACTAACTTTTACCGGAACTGGTACGGCATGGAGTGATTATGTAGGGTCGGCGGCACATTTTCGGTCCGTGTTCAACAACGCAACCGGACTTGGCACAATGCACGGCTTATCCACACACATGTACGTACAGGCAAGTGGCAACGATATGAACGAGGCCACTCCTCTATACAGTGAATTGATGAGTGACGATGGTGGCAGG